AACACCAATGCGCGCCCGCGTTCGGAAGATAACATCATCTTCCAAGATGGTGATCTGATGTGGGATGGCGTTATTGTCCGCGAAGTCCCCGAGATCGACCTGTTTGTTGATGATGTGTGGACCGCGTCGATCACTGGCAACTTAAAGACCGGCGGCGATAGTTCCGGCCGCGTAGCGCCTGTGTTTCTGTGCGGTCAGAACGCTCTTGCAATGCCGTGGGCAAAAATGCCGACGCCAACGTTCCGCGATCAGACTGATTATCAGTTTATCAAGGGCGCTGGTATCAAAATGTGCTACGGCGTGGCCAAGACGTTCTTCAAGAAGTCATCGGACCTCGTGCAGTGGGGCATCGTTACCGGGTTCTTCTCTGCTCCGGCTGATGCATAAGCAGGGAGGGCAGCACAATGGCTGAGTTTCCTCCTCGCCGGACGATCTCGGTGTTCTTCGCCTGGCTTGGCGACGACTAGTAACCAAGGCGGGCGGCTTCGGCTGCCCGCCTTTTTTCTTTGGGGCATGAATGCTCAAGTCTCTCGCGATTTGTGTAATTTCAAACCGGGATCATGTCCCGGACTTTTCGCGGTGCCTTGCGCATATGTGCACATACATTGCGCTTAATCCGATTGCGGAACGTCTTGACCTGAAAGTGGCCAAGAATTGCTCGCTGCTATCGGTGGCGCGGCAGGAAATGCTCGACGAGTGCAGGCGAGAACAGTTCTCGCATATGCTATGGCTTGACGACGATATGGTGTTCCCGCCGTATCTTGCGAATAGGCTGGCATCGCATGGTAAGCGTTGTGTTGGAGTCAATTCGCTGCGCAAGAATCCAGACTTCTTGCACTACACCGCAAAGACGGTCGAAGGCGCGTGGGTCGAATCGAAAGGCAAGACGGGTCTAGCCGAGGTCGGCACAGTGGGCCTTGCGATGTTTCTTCTTGATCTGGACGCCGTTCGGAAGGTGCCGAAGCCTCACTTTGAGGTTCGGTGGAATGAAGCCGGCCAGTTCTATTCTGGGGAAGATATGTATTTCTGCCGGAAGCTGATGGGCGCTGGCGAGAAAATCTGGATCGATCACGATCTGTCTAATCAGTGCGGCCATGTCGGCTCGCTGGTCTATACCTTCGATTTTTACGACAGGTTCAAGAATGGCCAAGACAGCGCAGGAATTGAAGAACGAGGCGTGGGCGATGCTGACCGGCTCCGGGCCGTATGACACGCCTTCCGCCGAAGATTCTGCGGTCATGCAGACATACCTTAATCCGCTGCTTGAGCAATTGGCGTTGGATGAGGTCTGTGAAGTGACGGACCAAGACGACATACCGGACGCGTGGTTTCTGCCTTTGGCGCGGTTGTTGGCGAACGTCGCTGGGCCGCGTTTCGGAACGCCAGTCAATGACGACGCACGACGCATGGATGAGGCGTTGCTGCGCAAGCTGACGGCTGCCCCGCCCACTTACGAACCAGCCTGCGCAAGCTATTTCTAGATGGTTTCCATCCCGCTTCCGCTGTCGTCCTTTCCGGGGTCGCATCCATCGGAGGGGGCGGGCAGGCTTATCAATTGCTTTGCAGAGCCGTTGGGCGAAGGCGCCCGCGCGCAAGCTGTACGGCATCGCTGTCCCGGCCTCACACAATGGGCTACGACTGAGCTTTCGACGTTTCGCGGTGCTATCCTTGTCGGCGCGCAGGTCTTTGCGGCGTTTGAAGATACAGTTGTCAGAATTTCAGCGGATGGCGGGACGGTTACGACCGTTGGCACGCTGGATGGAACCGATAAAGTATTCTGGCTGCGCAACAACAAAAGGCCAACGGCGGACCTTTTGGTTGTTTCTGCCAATGGCGTCTACACCGTTACCAATTCCAGCGTAACCGATCTTGCCGATCCAGACCTTCCGGCAATTAATTCTGGGACATTTCTCGGCGGGTATTTCTTTCTCACGTCGCTCGATGGACGCTGTTTTGCATCTGGCCTCAACGATACGACGTTTTCATCGTTGGATTTCATTACAACTGAGGCGAAGGCCGATGCGCTTTACCGTGCTGTCGGGTGGAATGGCAATCTGTTGTTGTTCGGGTCAAGCTCAATTGAAATCTGGAGCGACGACCAAGTTAACGAAACCGGCTTTCCGCTAAACCGTCTGGCTGTCATACAACGTGGCGCAGCGGGAGCGCACGCCATTGCAGGATTTGAGGACGGATTCGGCAAGGCGCTGATATGGGTCGGGGATGATAACGCGGTCCACATGCTGGACCAGTTGTCACCAATGAAGATTTCGCCGCCCGACTTGGATCGATTGATTGAAGCGGTTGCCGACAAGTCCACGTTGGAGGCGGGGGTCTATATCGCTGGCGGCCATCCGAAATGGGTGTTGTCCTGTGCGGATTGGACCTGGGAGTTTGATGTCAATACGCAAAAGTGGAACGAGCGCAAAAGCTATCTAGGGACGCGTTGGCGCGGTACGCAACCGTTCTATGCGTTTGGCAAGTGGATTTGCGGCGACACGCAGTCCGGCAATCTTTACGAGATTTCCACTGCGGCACAGACCGAGGCCGGCGACCCTTTGATTGCGGAAGTATGGTCGGCTCCAGTACATCAATTCCCAAACCGCGTGCGTGTCGCACGGGTTGACTTCGATTTTTCGACTGGCATCGGCAAAGTTGACGGCTCGGACCCAAACGAGACTGACCCTGTGGTTGAAATTTCATATTCCGACGATGGGGGCAACACATTCAGCGTGCCACGCCTTGTTCGTAGAGGGAGGGCGGGCAAGTTCCTATCTCGGATAACGGCGTATTGGCAGGGTATGACAGGCGCTCAGGGGCGCATCTATAAGGTTAGAATGTCTGATCCGAGGCCGTTTGGCTTGATGGCTGGTGATATGTCGGCTGAGGCCAAGGCGCGATGAAGATCACGCCGTCCACACAAGAAGCGCGGACGATCAACCGTGTCGGACAATCGAGCGAACAGGATTTCCGGTTTCGCAAGTCTGTGTCACGCTTCATCAACGAAGCGCAAAAGGAATTTGCAACCGGCATTCTTGATGCGAATGAGGTCTACGATAACGGCAACCGGGTGTTGACGGAAGCCGCACGGCAAACGCTTGAAGCCGGATTTGACACCACGCCGTTCGACCATGGCACGAAGTCAAGTGGCACGCTGACGATTGATCCGAAAGACGGGCAATATCAGACCGTGGTCTGCAATGGCGCGTTCACTCTGGCACCAGCTAGCACGACGAAATACGCTACGGTGGTGTTGCACATCACAAACGGGTCTTCTGCCGGATCAATCTCGTTTTCAGGCATGACCAAGAAATACCCGAGTGGGTCGCTCAATACGATAAACACAAACAAGTTCTCGGTGTTTTTGTATTTCTTTGGTTCGTTTGGTGTCGATTACGCCATTCAGCCGAGGCAGTAGTGTTTAACCTGGTCCCCGGAGGCTTTGGCGGGCGAATAACGCGGACATATGTTGGTGGCGCTGCGTCAAACAATACGGCGATGTCAATTACTGCAACTGTAAATCTCGGAACAGAATCTGGTGAAAGACGTGTTGTCATTGTTTGTGGTGGGCACAGTGCTTCAACGCCAGCGAATGTATTAAATTTTACCGGTCTCTCTATGACCGGGTCGCCAACTATCGACATTGTTTATTCAACCAGTGTTCTTGATGGGTTCGTGGGCAGGTGCCTCGCCATCGGCATTGCGCATTACCCGACGGGCACGAGCGGGATTTCGGTAACGGCGAACTACAGCCAAAGCGGAGCTTCGTCGTTTGTGAACAAGGGCATTCTAGTTTATAGCGTCTATGGACTGAGCAACAACACACCGTTCACGCAAGGCGGGTTCGGGACGTACAATTTTCCGATTGGATCAATTGCCATCGGCGCTATTCAGGAAGGCGTCGCGCCAACATGGACCGGACTTACGGAGGATGCATACCAATTGATTTGTTCAGGTGCTTCGTTTGAAAGCGAACTTGGCGAAAGCGGCAGGTTAATAACTGCAAATTTTTCGAGCCTGAGACGAGTTGTTCTTTGGGCCCCCAACTAAGGTAAACCTGCGATGGGCATCTTCGACGTATTCACCGGCGACGCCGCGAAACGCGCCGCTGCGGAAAACACCGCGCGGCTTAATGCCTTCAAGCAAGAAGGCATGGGCTATCTGGACAAAGGTCTGAAAGGCGGTCTTGCCTCACTTGATGCGGCGCGTGCTGCCTATCAGCCTTATGCGGACAAGTTCTCGGGCGGCACCGATCTCTATCTTGATAGCCTTGGCGTGAATGGGTCGGAAGGCAATGCACGCGCCGCGAGCGCGTTTCAAACCAATCCCGGTTATGACTTCATGGTGAACCAGTCGCTCGATGCACTGGACCGCCGTGCGGCGTCGCGCGGCTTGCTTGGTTCCGGCAATACAAGCATCGACACGATGAAAACCGTAACCGGCTATGCGAACCAGGCTTATGGCGACTGGCAGAACAAGCTCGGCGGGCTGATCAATCCGGGCATGGCGGCAGCCTCCGGCATTGCCGGAGTTGAGACCGGGCGCGCTGGCCTGTACGGCAACGACGCACAGGCGCGCGTCAATCTTGGCCAGAACGTCGTCACAGGCGCGAACAATCAGGCGACACAGGCCGCGAATGCGCAGATGCAGGGCGGTGCGAATTTGTGGGGCGCTGGATTGAGCCTTGCAAGTCTTGGCACTGGTTTGCTGGGCCGGATGGCCGGGACGGCGAGGGCATAACCGATGGCAGAGCTTTCAGTCCCCCGGCTTGACTTCGCTTCTCTGGGGCAGTTGCCGGATGTTTATGACAAGGCGCGGCAGGCTGCGCAGATTCAGGAAGCCCGAAACAATCTTTCTGCGCAAATGCGGAGCGGCAATACCGATCTGAGTCTCGCGTCTCTTGGGCTGATTTCAGGTGGCGACATGCAGGGGGGGCTTGCACTTGCGAACTTGGCGCGGGCCAAAGCTCAAGATGATTGGAATCGCGAATATCAAGGTGGAATGCTAAAGGTAGCCCAGCAAAACGCAACCCGACAAGAGACACCTGCGCCGCTCCAGATTTTGAATGCGGCAGGGATTGATCCCAAGAGCGCGGAAGGGCGCAAGGCACTATTCCCCAAAACTGATACACCGATTAGCGCGACCGACAAAAAGGCGATTTTTGAGGCTGAAGATGCTCAACCTCAGTTGCAGGGCACTATCGAGGCCCTTAAGCGCGCAAAAGAATTGAATAGTCAGACGTTTCAGGGAGCGGGAGCGGGAGCGCGGGCGTGGCTCGGCACGAAACTGCCGGACATGATGGTCCCCGATTTCATCGCTGATCCAAAAACGGCGCGCGCAACTGAGGAGTGGCAAAAGACGATGGGGCCGGAAGCCCTTCAAGCCATGGCTAACACTCTCAAGGGTGCGACGACTGACTTTGAATTGCGCAAGTTTATCGAGATGCTTGCTGACCCATCCACCACGCCTGAGACGCGCGGCAAGATTATTGACCGCATGATTGCGCTCAGTGAACGCAAACAGAAGATCAACGAGGCACGAATCCAGGATTTGCGCGGCGGGACATATTTCCAGCCGCAGGGTGGCCAGCCGCAACGTAATGCGGCGCAGCCACAAGCCGATCCTCTTGCGATGGCGCGCGATGCTATCGCGAAAGGAGCTGACCCTAATGCAGTCAGGCAACGCCTGATCCAGAACGGCATTGATCCGAGCGGCCTTTGATGTTTGACGATCTGATCCCAAAGGCGCAGACGACCAGAGGATATGGTGACGCCATCAGTTCGATTGAGAGCGGTGGCAATTACCAGTCCATAGGCCCTGAGACGGGTCGCGGCCGTGCGCTCGGCAAATATCAGGTTATGCCGTCAAATGTTGGGCCTTGGACCAAGGAGGCGCTCGGGCAGGAATTGACGCCGGAGCAATTCTTGGCGTCGCCAGAAGCCCAGGATGCGGTGTTTAAGCATCGTTTTGGCCAATACGTTCAAAAATATGGACCTGAAGGCGCGGCGCGGGCTTGGTTCGCAGGCGAGAAGGGTATGAACAACCCAGAAGCGCGCGATGTGCTCGGCACTTCCGTTTCGGACTATTCTCAAAAATTCATAAAGTCGGCCGGTCTGACCGAGGCAAGCTCGCAGGCGCGCAAACCGTCTCCGACAACGGAATTGTCTTTTGATGATCTGATCCCGCAGCAAAATACTGCCGAACCTGAAATGCAGGGCCCGCCCAGAGCGCGGGTTGGCATGGTCGAAGCAATCATGCGGGGCGTCAATCAGGGCGTCTCGCTCAACATGGGGGATGAAGTTGCCGGCTTGCGCGCGGCGTCCGGTATCCCCGGCAACATGGGCGGCATCCCCGGTGCGATACAGGCCGGCATCGGCGCTGCTCGCATGGGCTACGATTACCTGACTGGCGGGACAGGCGCGCAGGATGCATACACTGCTAAGGTAGAAGCCGAACGCGAGGCGAACAGGCAAGCGCAGGAACAACGGCCCTATTCCTATATTGGCGGTAATGTAGCGGGGGCCGCTGTGCTCCCAGGTGGGCAGCTTATGCAAGCCGCAACGCTCCCGATGCGGGTTGCGCGTGGCGCGGCGGTCGGCTCCGCTTTCGGCGCAGGTTCTGGTGCTGGTGAAGGTGAAGGAATTGCGGACCGTGCGCAGAGGGCCGCTATCGGCGGCGGTATTGGCGCTATTGTTGGCGGTGCCGTTCCGGTAGCCGCCACTGCTGTTGAGGGCATTGGGCGAGGTATTGGAGCCGCACTTAGCCCTGTAACGAATAGGTTGCGTGGGGCTGTCTCGCCAGAGGCGCAAGGCGCTAGGACTACAGCGGAATATCTTGGGAAAGGTACGCCCGAGCTGACGCTCGCCGAATTTAGAACGGCGCAAGCGGCTGGCCAGCCGGTCGCAAACATAGAACGCGGCGGTGAAGCGGGGCGGGCGTTGGCGCGCTGGGCGTCGAACGTCTCACCGGAGGCACGCGAGACAATTCAGAAGTTCGCGAATGATCGTTTTGAAGGGCAGGGCGAAAGGGCCATTCAGTTTCTGCAAAACATCGCGGGAACAAGCGGCAACACGACCGTATTGCGTGACGCATTGAAGGGGCTCGCCCGTATTGAGAACAGGCAAGCCTATGCGAAGGCATATAGCCATCCGAACGCGCAAGGCATGTGGGATGAGGGTTTCGAGCAGCTCGCGCAGGCACCTGTCGTTCAGGATGCAATTCGCGCAGCGAGCGTCACCGCAGCAAATCGCGGAACGATGCAGGGCTATCAGCGGATTCAAAGCCCGTTCGTTATCGACAAGAAAACCGGTCAGCTTTCACTCAGGACAGACGAGAACGGGAACCGCGTTCTTCCAAATCTGGAATTTTGGGACAAGGTCAAACAGAATCTCGACAAGGTTGCTACGCCCGAAGCGAAAATGTTGAACGGCGCGCTCAAGGCTCATTTGGATGATCTTGTGCCAGACTATAAAAAAGCGCGGGCAGGCGCAGCGCATTTCTTTGATGCAGACGATGCAATAACGGCGGGGCAGAATTTCGTAAACCAGAACATGGCGCTCGGAGATGCGGCCAAGGCGCTGTCGAAAATGTCTCCGACTGAGCGCGAGATGTTCAAGATCGGGTTTGCGAGTAAGCTAATTGACGACATAGGCAACACGCGCGACCGCGTGAATGTCATGAGCAAGATTGGCCAATCGGAGAACGCCCGCACAAAGCTCAAAATGGTTCTTGGCGAAAATGGCTATAGGCAGATTGAGTCGTTTGTGGCTGTAGAACAGTCAATGGACAAGCTGCGCACTGCGCTCGGCAATTCTACGACAGTACGGCAATGGGTTGAACTTGGACTTGCCGGTGGAGTTGGCGGTTCAGGTCTTGTCAATGCCGATCCAACGCAGCTGGGGCTTGCTGCTGCTATCGCTGGGCGGCGTTATGTCGATCAGCGCGTCGCCCGTGAGGTCGCCCGGATGCTGACCTCTAGCGATCCAGACGTACTCGCGAAGGGAATAAGCGCGGTCTCCCGGAACAAGAATCTCTTGCGAGCCTTCCGGGATTTCGACGCCAGACTTTCGGGGGCCGCTTCGCAGCAGGGCTCGATGATGCAAATACAAAACCCGGTAAGAGCAGATAGCGAGCAGCCATCCAGCCGATAACGGTTCGATAGCAAAGCAGATCGACAAAAAAATCAGGATCAAAAAGGCCGTCTCCTAATGTCTGAAACTCATCTCGACCGGATGATCCGGCATCAGCGGCTTATTCACAACACTGCCCGCATTATCGGGGCGATCTCAAGGGAACATCTGGCACTGAATTTATGATATCGCGGCGGCGTTGTTCCTGATGGTCACGCCGCTGAATATCTGCCTGCATCATGCACTGAGCAAAGGAATCTGTCCCCGGCTTAAAGCCGTATGACTCGCATCTGTTGCTGTCAGCCGCCGTTAATTGCGTGCGGTCTGCCGCGCAGGCGCAGAGATAAACCGCAGTAAACAAGACTAACCCAAGTTGCTTCAAAGGCCGTCCTCCCCAGGGGCGGCCTTTTCTTTTGAGAGGCCGCATATGGCTGGACTCGCCCCCATTTCCCTACAGCAACGCATTGGCGTCAACGGCAGGCCATATGTGGGCGCACGCGCGCTATTCTACGCTGCGGATACCCTGACGCCAATAACCGTTTATCAGGACTACGGCCTCGGCACGCCGCACCCAAACCCCGTAGAAACCGACGATTTTGGGGTATTTCCGGCTATCTACATTGACGAGGCTGTTGAATTTTACCGGATGCGGATCACGGCCGCAGACGGCACGGCACTGTCCGACCTGATTACGCTTCCGGTGATTGGCCCGTCTGGAGGCGGTGGGGGTTCGGAGACCCCGGTCGATCCAAACGCGCTATTCAAGACGGGTTATCCTTTATGGCTTCCGCAGTCCGGCACGCTGGCTGGCTTTGTGCGGATGAACGGCCGAACGATTGGTTCGGCATTGTCGGGTGCAACCGAACGCGCAAATGCAGATACGGAAGCACTCTATACTTTCTTTTATCAAGGCTTCTCTGACGCGATTTGCCCTGTGATTGGCGGCCGTGGTTCGAGTGCTGCATCTGACTTTACTGCCGGCAAGCCGATCACTGTTTTGGACATGCGCAATCGTGGCCCGTTCGGTCTCGATACCATGGGTAACAGCGCTGCGAACGGATTCTCTGGCGTTACTTTTGCGCAGGGCGATGCAACGACACCTGGGGCAACTCTTGGTGCTGCGCTTCATACGCTGACTGAGGCGCAACTTCCGGCGATAACGCTAACACCACAGGTTACGTGGCCGGATTATAACTATAACAGAGCGTCATCTTCAGGAAAGCAAACTTCACTTAGTAGCGGTTCAGAAAGCGCGAACTATCCATTAACATATAACACAACAGCTGCAACAAGAAGTGGCGGGTCGATTCAGATACCACAATTTGGTGGCGGAGCCGCCCATAACAACATGCCGCCAGCCATGCTCGGCACCTGGTATATAAAGCTTTAGAGGGCGCTCATGATTACAGGCACCCTCACATCAGTCTCACGACTGGAAACATTCGAGCTCATCATTGAGCTTATCGACGATGAAACGGATGAATTGATCGACGTTTCGGATGTCGAAGCAATCTCAGTCTCTATTCTGGAACGCTGTGGATATTGCTCTGCCTTGCTGACTGCAACGCTCGGCAACGGCATCGAGACGACTCAGACGGGCATTATCACCGTCACTTTCACGGTAGACCAGATGCGCACGCTTCGCGCCGGAACATACCAGGTATTCGGCACGCTGACGAAAGACGGCGAGACCGCCCAAATCATCAACGCAACCCTTCCTGTCACCGGACCTGACGCGCTATGAGAGTTAGAGCGAGAACCGTAACCAAGTTGCCTGCATCGCTTTCCGCGACTGGCGGCTTGAAGGTTGAGAAGGAAAGCGGCGTATGGACGTTCTCGCCTGAATGGACTGACCTGTCGCTTGAGACGACCATCCCGGAGCCGGAAGCGCGGCAGCTTTGGACGCTCAACCCGAACACGGGCGTCTACACGCGGCTTTCTGTGCAGGCGCTCATTGACAATCTTCCAGAGGGGCCGACGGGAGATGCTGGTTCACTTATCTTTGTTCAAAATTCATCGCCAGCGAATGACAAACCGGAAGGATCGCTCTGGATTGATGCCGATAGCGCTGACCTTGATCTTTACCAGCTTACAAGCGGATCGTGGGGCGACACTGGCACTAATTTGAAAGGCGATGCAGGGGACAGCCCATCTTTATTTGTGCAAAACGATGCCCCCGCGACCAGCTACCTTGAAGGGTCGCTATGGATTGACGCGGACAGCGGGACGAACGATCTTTACCAGCTTCAAAGCGGCGTTTGGGTCGATACTGGCGTCAATTTGAAAGGCGCTGATGGTACCGGAACCGGCGACGTTAGTCACGGGAGCGCAATTTCTGTTGACAACGAAATTGTTCTGTTTTCCGGCACGGGTGGCAAGACGATCAAGCGCGCCACGACAACCGGCGTATTGAAAGCATCCTCAGGCGTAATTGCAGCGGCCGTTGCTGGGACTGATTATCTTGCGCCTTCGGACATCGGCGTCACGGTGCAGGCTTACGATGCCAATACCCTGACCACAGCAAACGGCGTTGCTCAGGGCCTACACACAATCTGGATACCGGCCTCTGCGTTCAAGTCGCGCGCCACAAACGGCGCGGAAGCCATCACCTACGACTCCGGTGCAAATGACGTGACGCTTGCGGGGTTTGGCTTTGACACGACATCACAGGAATACATCCATTCGATCCCCATTCGAATGCCGAAGTCGTGGAACGAAGGCACGGTCACGGCCCAAATTGACTGGACCAACACCGGGGGATCGTCAACACAGACCGTTCGGTGGACTGTGGCGGGTCGCGCTGTTGGGGACGATGACGCGATCAACGGAGTGTTCGGAACGGCTGTCAATCTTGACGACACATGGCTCGCCCAGAACGATATGCACAAGACTTCTGTTTCCAGTGCAATCACTATCGGCAACACCCCGGCCGAAGGCGACACGGTGATTTTTGAAGTCTCTCGCGATGTCGCAAACGACAATATGTCGGGCGATGCCGTATTTCTCGGCATGACGCTGTTTATCACAATTAACGCCGCAAACGACGCATAGGCACCGCCATGACGCAATACGCCCTTGTTAGCCCGGACGATCAAATTGTACGGGTCGCAAGCAATGTCGATCCTAAGACTGCATCCGTGAAGCCCGGATTTCGTTGGATAGCGGTAGAGACAGACGGCAAGAGGGAGACGGACGCCGACACGTTGTCGGCGCCCGCTTATGATGCTCAGACGGGACGAGTAGTGCAGGTCTACGTTCCGCCATCTCTCGAAAGCTACAAGTCGATGCTGCGCGGTCAGGTGGATGCGAAAGCGGAAAGCCTACGACTGCAATACATCACGGCCGGGCAAGGGCAGGCCATGGTTTATCAGCGCAAGGCGGTCGAAGCCCGCGCGATCCTGAGCGACGCAAATCCTGATCCCGCGAACTACCCGATCCTGTCGGCATCTGTCGGCATTGAGGGGAAGGACATTGCAGAAGTCGCGGCGCTTGTGCGTGCGACAGAGGATGCGTGGGCCGCGATCGCTGCCAAAATCGAGACGGTGCGATTGGGAGGGAAGGCCGCAATTGCTTCTGCTGAAACGCTGGCGGATGCACAAGCTGCCTATGACGCTATCGACTGGACGTTGCCGCAATGATTGATTTCGGCCCACCCCCAAAGCTTGCGAAGCCCGCACTGATCCTGCCGAAGCCTGCGGATATCATCCGTCCGGGCGATCCGCGCTTTGTCGCGCCGGGGATGTTCGTTGCCACGGGATTGACAGGCTTTGGGGCGCGGCTTTCGACTACTGCAACGCAATCTTTCATTGCCGCGACCGGCTCGGCTAACGGGATCAACGTCACGTCTCACAGTTTTACTTCGCAGTCGTATGGCAGTGGCAGCCATATTGTCATTTACGTCTACACTAGACGTAACGGCGGCGGCACGCCTTCCGGTTGGACCTGTACCGTTGGCGGTAACTCAGCGACGTTGTTGGATAGTCAGGCGTCTACAAATTCCGGCTCCGCGATGTTTATCATCGCCAATCCTTCGCCGGGCGGCTCGGGCACAATTGCTGTTGGTCTCGGGCAATCAATGGAGCGGTGCTCGATTGCGGTGTTTTCCGTCAACGGCTTGCAAAGCATGACTGCCGTGGACACTGATAAATCAACGTCGAACAATCCATCAATCACATCGACTACAAACAACGGCGGCGTCGTTATTGCGGGTATGTCGTCGGATGGCGGCGCGTCCTGCACATGGACCGGCCTGACGGAACGGTCTGACGCGACTTACAGCAGTGGTTTTGGGTGGATGTCGAGTGCGTCTGCTGACATCGTGACCGGCGGTTCACTTGCCGTATCCGTGGCAGGCGACACTGGCTCTAGTAAAACCTTTATCTGCGTCTCGTTGAGGTAGGAAATTGCCTGCGGTCGAGTGGCCTGTATCGTAATTCGCAATCGGCTTTCATGGTGCCCTTAATACCAAAACTTTGGATGAGCTTTGTGCGGCACGCGCCAGCGACCGTCATACATCCCTGTTGCCCACCACCATAATTGTCGCAATGGATGCGTGTTGCGCCGCTTATGGTGGTGCCAAATTTGTGGGTAGGGGGCATCGATCGTATTTGAGAGCGATGGGCTAGGGAGAGGTTGGATTCCAGCTTTGGCGGCAAGAATTGTTAGTACACTCTGATCGTTGAGGTGTCTCACAAAACCGTCCAGATTCGACTTTCCGCAGGTATTTGGAATGTCCGTCACTACGCGCGGGTCTTTCATCGCGTCGCGCCAGAGATTCAAAAAAGCGATAGCCCTTGGCGTGTTCCGGCAGACGATAAAGGCCGCATCCAGCTGAGGACGATTCCATTCTTCTGGATTGTCGGCGTTCAAAAGTACGAACGCATCCCGCTTGCACCATTTTGACTGAGGGTCTGGCAGCCGGTTTTGAAAGAGCGAAACGTCGCGAGCTTCTGTCACAGCCAACAGTCTGGCCGGATCGCTTATGACTGTTACTGCTACGTCGGTATAGAGCACCGTTTCAGCGCCCGACCGCAATGCATCGAGTATGATGTAGGGCTTCCACACCCAAAGGCCTGCCCCTCGTGATGATGGGTCATTGCAGACGTGCTGATTTTCCCGGTAGGCCTGCAAAACCGGGGGTGACGTTGGAGAATAGATATCAACTTGATACCCAAATTTTTGGGCAGACCGTCGCAACCTGGCGGCTGACTGCGAGAACATCGGAGACGCGAACGAAATGTAAGCGACGGTATCAGCTCTGGCTCGGAAATCTGACGTCGTGTTCATTCGCGGAAAATAGTCCAAAACAACTACAGCGGGCAAGACCGTCCGCTTCCGCCTTTATCAACAACCCATAGGTCCCGACATGCTGCGATTGATCGCGGCTGCGCTGGTGCTCGCCAGCGTTGCCTCTCCCGCTTTTGCCTTCTTTCAGGGGCCGTGGAACGCCGCGGCACAGCACGGCACGCTCGGCGGTTATGCCAAGGCGTCCACCTCCCGGTCCTGCCTGACGGGCGACACCCGCGCGGTGCTGAACCGTCTGGAGGCTCGCGTTGGCGCGGTGCAGATCGTCTCGACCTGCCGGCCGGGGGCGCGCATCGCAGGCACCAATCGCCAGAGCAAGCACGCCATCGGCCGTGCCGTCGATTTCAACACCCGCCGCAAGGGCGAGGCGATTGCCTTCCTGCGCTCGCAGGGCGTGTTCGTGATGACGTACTCAACGCATCAACACATTCACTTTAATACAGGACAGAGAGGGGCGGCCTTCAATGCCAACGGATATGGCCGAAGCGTATCGGCCAGAAAGATGTGGCGACGATGAAGATCAAGCGCGGCACCCATACAAAGCAAACTCCAAGTGCTGAACGGTTGCGAACGCTCCTTCATTATTGTGAAGAAACAGGCCAATTTACTTGGCGCGTCAACCGTGGCGGCAAAGCTATTGCCGGGACAATTGCTGGTACGCCTGACAAGCACGGTTATATTTGCATCAATGTCGATTGCCGCCTTTATAAGGCTCACCGCTTGGCATGGCTCTATGTGCATGGCGAATGGCCAGAGCGCGAGATTGATCACATTGATGGCCATCCGGCCAACAACTCGATTTCGAATCTGCGGGTAGCAGATCGCCATGATCAAAATCGTAACCGTCGAATCAACAAGACGAACCGACTTGGCGTAAAGGGCGTCCGACAGTTTGGCCTGCGGTTTGAGGCAAGGATCAAGGTCAACTATCAGAACATCGTTATTGGTCGATACGACACTGCGCAAGAGGCACATGCAGCCTATGTGCGCGAGGCCACTCGTCGGTTCGGTGAATTTGCGAGGGCCGGATGATAAAGATGCTGTGGTTCATCGCCTTCGTTCATGCCCAAGCCGGACCGCAGGTCATCACGATTGGCGAGACAACGGCGTTCAAGGATGATGCCATGTGCCAAGCCTTCGGCGCCGTCATGAAAGACCGGCTTGCTGATTATGCACGCGGTGTTGCTAAGTTGGATTGGTCGGACAAGGTATCAGTCGCGTGGAAATGCGAACCGGCAGGTGATCCGGCATGACCGGCCCCACCCGCGCATTCGCCATGCTGTTCGTGGCGCTGCATATCCTCGCGCTGTTCGCCTTCACGTTGCGCTGGTTATGGGTTGCGATTCTCGCGCTTGTGCTGCTGATCCATGCGGCGCGGGCGGAAGAACTGGTCGAGCCAACGCCGCAAGAGGCAATCGACATTCAGCGATGGATTCCGCAGGCGTGCTGCCGGACCAACAATTGCTGCCGCAAGGTGCATGAAGGCGCGCTGATCCAGTTGCCGAACAATCAGGTTCGCGTTGTCACCACGGGGCAGGTGCTCCCCCGCACCGGATGGTCTCAGGACGGCCAGACATGGCGCTGCACTTGCGATCTCATTGACGGCCAGTGGGTGACGCACCCCAACGCGAACACGCGATGCGTCTTTCCGGTTCCGGCCGGGTCTTAATCGTTCCTGACATCGGAGGTCTGTATGGCATCGGAGAATTTCGACGCTGCGCTAAAACTCGTTTTGAAGCACGAGGGCGGGTGGTCCGATCATCCGTCCGACCCTGGCGGCGCGACCATGAAGGGCGTCACGCTCGCAAACTTCCGCCGCTTTGTGAAGCCTGATGCGACCAAGGCGGACCTGCGCCGGATCACCGATGCGCAGATCGCAGTGGTTTATCGGCGGCACTACTGGGACGCCGTGCTCGGTGCCGAGCTTCCGTCCGGCGTCGATTATGCTGTGTTCGACTTTGCTGTGAACTCCGGGCCGTCCCGCGCGGCCAAATATCTGCAGCGGATCGTCGGCGCAGTGCAGGACGGCAAGATCGGTCCGGCCACGCTCAAGGCCGTCCGCGCCCGCAAGCCTGAGAACGTCGCCGCGCAACTATGCGATGCCCGCCTTGCCTTCGTCCAATCGCTGAATACGTGGCCTGTGTTCGGCAAGGGATGGGGGCGCCGCATTGCGGATGTCAGGGCAACGGCAATCAAGTGGGCGGCGCGCTCATGACTACACCGGCAAAGCAAATCACTGTCATCCTCGTTCGCGGTCTGCTTGGGATGATTTATTCGCGCGGCATGGACACGCTTGCGGGTAAGCTAAGCAGCCTCGGCTACAACACGCAGGTCTGGAACCACTCGTTTTTCTTTCTCGCGTGGTTCGCGAACAAGCAAGTCATCGCAGATGAAATCAAGCGGCTCCGGGACAACGGCCAGACCGTCGTACTTGTTGGGCATTCGTTCGGCGCGAACGTGTTACTAATGGCAGCGCGTCTTATTCCAAACATCAGGATCGCGCTCCTGATCGCAATTGACCCGGCTGCACAATACGATCTGACCGTGCCAGGAAATATTCAGCGCGCAATCGGTATCCGGCAGGCGCAGGGCGCGATCGGACGAGGGCAGCTTAAGCCGACAGGAACGCCGCGCATAACCGACCTTCTAATGGACGGCGGGCATACGTGGCTTGACGACGCGCCGGTTGTGCATAATCGCGTGATCGCAGAGGTGGCGAAGTTATAGGCCATGATCCGCACCGCTGTCGTACTGATCCTGATCGGCTTCGCTCTGGCGGCCTGCGTCCAGTCACGGCTACTGGCCTGCAAGCAATCGGCGCACGTCCTGTGTCCGAAGAAGTAATCCGCGCCGGACGGAATCCGGCATCACAATGAAAGGCCATACTATGGGTACATGGGAACAGGTTCTGCGAATCCTTCTCTACAATGGCGCCGGGATGTGGCTCGGCAAGAGCGTTGCCGATGGTGAAATGACGCAGGCTGCCATCAGCGGCATCGTCGCGCTCGCCACCTTCGGCTGGTGGCTCTACCAGCAGCGCAAGTCCGCATGAGCTGGACCGCGATCCTATCGGCTATCACCACCTTCGTCGGCCTCATCCGCGATTTCTTCTCATGGAAGCGATCTGCGGATGACCGGCAGGCCGGGGCCGATGCTGCGATCAATGCGGGGCGCAAGCTTGAGGACGATGCCTTGAAGCGCACGCAGGCCGCAATGGACGAGGCGGACATCGAGTATCGGGATTAGCCGTCGAGGGGCTCGACGATAAAATCGTGTTCGCAGAGCGCGATAGCGATTGCTACGGCCGCATTGGCTGCCGACGCGCACGGCCATCCCCGCTCGCGGGCCTGAGCGTCCGTCATCGTACAGACAATGCGGTCCTCGGGCTCAACGCCCTTTTGTGCCAGGGCGGATACCGACCGCATAATTCCGGCGGCCGTCGCGTCGATCCGCGCGTAGAGATCGCACAATTCGGCGATGATGCCGTCCGGCGTGGACCGGACGCCCCGGCACATCTTGTCGATATATGACGGGCTGATCTTCAAGAAGTCTGCGGCCTCAGACTGAGAGAGGCCGCAGCGTTCAATCATAAGGGATATGATGGTCATCGTCACAGTTCAATCATGAACGATTGACGTTCCTTGATCGCCTTCCGCTCGGCGCGGCCTGCAGCGGACTTCGCCGGGTGATACGGCATAATGTCAACGCCGCGCGCGTGATGGACGAGGGCGTCGAATTTGGAAAAATCGTCATCGGACTTCGCGGCTGCGATATGAGCGGCGATGGACGGGGCGGCATAGATCGCCGCTGCGGCCTCAGCCGGAACCGTGCAGGCATAGGTGCGGCCTGTCTCAGCCGTCGCGTCGCCCTTCGCGAGCCGGTGCTGATCATAATAGCTCTCGCCGCGGCCGGACAATCCGATCCGTTCCTCAAAGTATCCGAGAGAGGACCGGTCGGCAGCGTTGACATAGACCCGGCGGATTTGCGTGGCGCCGCAATTTTTGGACCAGAAATTGAGGGTGTAAGCGGTCATGTTCTGCCCCTGTGAGCTTCTGCGTCGGGCCATCCCGTCGCTTCATGTGAGAAAGTAGTCCGACTTTATCGGACAAATCAAGTCACGAATTGTTACAGGAACGGCGTCCTATGATCTCAACCTGCATCGGCTTCGCGCTCGGCATCGCCTATCTGACCTGCACACAGCCGGTTCAGCCGGCCCCGACCGGCAAGGCCCCGTTTTGTGAGGTGGTGCGGCAGGCTGGCGGGGTGCTTCGTCCATCGCGCCAGGACACGCCGGAATCAGCCCGCTACATGAACCGGCTCGCCGCGGCTTATAGCGCAACCTGCAAGGGGAATTGACGCCGATGAGCGAGGATACCAATGGCTCGCGCGGAACGAATATCGCCGCCCTGAACCAGAAGGTTCTTGGCCTTGAAAGCGATGTTCAGGCGCTTGGCACTAACGTCAACGCGCTTGGCGTCCGAGTCGATCAAAGCATCGCCAGCCTGCGGCAAGAAGTGTCAGCCGCTCTTGATCGGATCAGTTCCAAGATCGATGCGAAGGATGATCGCAAATGGATGCTGGCCCCGGCCATCGGGTTCCTGATGTTCATCTTAACCCTGGTCGGCGGCTTGGGCACAATGGCGCTCCTGCCGATCCGTGGAGATCAGGAGACATTGCGCGGCTATATCCGCGAGGCCAAGGACGATAGGCTTCGGGCGCTGGCGGAATTGAATGATCGCGACCGGCGCATGTGGGATCAGATACGAGAAACAAAATCACAACTCGACTATTTGCGTGGGCAGCTTAATCCGTTGCCGCGATAGCCTTTCTCCCGCGTGGCGTATCAGACTGGCCCGGCCACCTCACGGTGCGCCGGGCTTTTTTATTTGCGCTTAGCATTCGATGAACTCAGGCGGCACCCCGTGCAGGTCGAACATGCTGGCTAGTCTGCCAATCCACGGCGGGATGTCGCGCTCGCCGGTCTCGTAGCGGTGTATGGCGACTTGGATCGTGTTGCGGTTGCCGGCGTAGCCGAGCGCACGGCCCCAGTCGTAGAGACTGAGGCCGAGGCGCTTGCGGATGGAAGCGAATTGGCGGCCGGTCACTGGATAATCCATCGGACTTCGACGCCGTCCACGCTCACGAGACATCGCGCGCCTCGAACCGCTCGGACCCGTAGGTGCTGAGGGCGGACATATCGACCCGAGATTTTGCCGCACGCTCTTTTGCGGTGAGCGCGCGGCGCGTTTCACTTCATTGCAGGCGTGCAGGATCAGCATCGCCCATTTCGATTGCAGCACCTTCGGGTACAGGCGGTGCGTGGTGTCGCCATGCCCCTCTTTCATCGGAACATGCCAGTACGGACCAAGATTCCCAGCGATCGACGGCCCAAGGTCTACCCAGGCTTTGTCCCAGTCAAGATTATTGAACTTTTCCAGCAGGAACGTCCCGCGCACTGGTCGGCCGTCGAGTAGCCAGTCCTTGTGCGACAGATCGTTGCGCCAGACCTTGGCGACGCGCTCAGCGCGGACCGTACGTTCGGCCTCAATCTTCGCCATTCTCTTTTCTTCCGCGCGGGCAGCCTTTGCCGACTGACTCTTACGGGTTGGCTTGGTCATGTGCGTTGCCGTCCTATCAACATAGTTCGCGGCGGCATTGCGGTCAGGCCGCCTTGCGGGCCGATCGCATCGCCTTCGCGATTCGGTCGTAGAGCACGACGTTCACGGTCGCGGCCAAATTCATGCAGGTTCGCGTCGGCACCGACACACGGTCTCGGCACCAATCAAGAACGGCCTCACTGAGCGTCCCGTCCTCGGGACCAAACACGTAAAATGCGCGCTGCGGGTGCTGGTAACTTGGCAGCGGGCAGGCGTTCGGTACAAGGTCAACCGCTACTGGCACGCAATCGAACGGAATCAGAGGGTGCAGGTCGTTGCCAGTGATGACCGGAATGTGTTTCCATGCCGACGGCGTGTTGGCACTGTGACGGATGCCTTCGTTTGCGTTCCCGCGCGGAAGGCCGACCGCCACCATGGACGCTCCATGGCACCACGCGGCGCGGATCACACCGCCGATGTTGGCCTTGTCCTTTGGACGCCAGAGCCCGATGGCGGCATAGCCGCGCTGATAGGGCCATGCCCTGTTAAGGTCGCCGCTCATCGCTCCATATCCCTCTTGCGCAGGCCCGCCCGCAATCATTCTGTTTCCTTTCCGTTCCTTAGCGCCGGTTGATACACTGAGCCTTTGATCCGATTGGATTACTTTTTAACCAATTATTAACGCTTGGTCGGAAATTCCGCAGATGGATCAAGGCCAAAGTGTAAGCCAGTGTATCATCAGTTTCGCACTACGTTCTTGCGTCTCAGGTTCGCTTCCTGTTCCGATATTCTGACCGCAGCCGCATCACGTTTGCGGTCTTCCCGGCATCGCCTCGGGAGTACCGCTGCGTCATGCCGATGTCGCTATGCGTCGCCGCGTGCCGGACATGCTCAAGATCGGCCCCGGCATCGGTCGCCTCAGTAATTGCTCCGGCGCGCGAGTCCATATTCCGCACCGTCTTGGGAACGCCGCACTCGTTGGCGATGTCACGCCATGCTTGCCTAAAATAGGTCTGGTTCCACGGCTTGCCGGTTTTTTCATAGAGGATCACCGGGCCCGACGCGGGCAGGCCGTTCGGGAATTGCTTTGTCAGCTCCTCCATCACCATCGGTGCGTCGCGTAGGCAGACCTCAATCGGCTTGCCGCGTTTGCTGGTGACGTGGCGCAACACCAGATTCTGGTCGATCTCCTCCCAGCGCAGCCCGCGCAGCCATTTCGAGCCGACATCGTTTGTAACGTCGGACACGCCGGGCTCGGCAATCGGCACCCATTCCCCGATTACGTCCTTCTGGCGCAGCATCAGCTCGAATTGCAGAGCTTGAGCAAGAGCAATCGACGGCCGCCCCGTCTCGTGCGCCTTCGCGCGGATCGCGTTCGCCATGTCCGCCGTCAGCGCCTCGCTTCGCGGCTTCGCCATCGCAAAGCGTTGCTTGGACAAGACCAGCGCCAAGCGTTCACATTCCTCGCTTTCAAGGATCGTAACGCCGAAATTGACGAGAGTGCGCAGCATCCCGACGAGTGCATGACCCATCGCGACACGCCCGCCGGCTGACCATTCTTCATGCCAGCGCAGGACGGTGCGGCCTTTGATGTCCTCAATCATTTCCGAGCCGTGACGGTCCGACAGGACTCCGATCAGGCGGTCGTAAAACTTGCGGGTGACATACCGCTTTTTGTGGTAGGGCGAATCCGGGTCCATCCGGTAGGCCATCGCCAGCGAATCCAGCGATCCATCAAACGTGCCGGCGATCGTCGGCAGTCCACCGCGGCCCCACACCAGCATGTCATTTTGCAGATCGTTGGCGCGTTGCTGTATCCATAGGATGTTTGGCTCGTCCAATTCGTCCGGTGTGCCGATCCAGATGCCGACAGACTTTGGACGGTAGCCGCGCTCTACCAGATCGGCCCGCGCTCGCCATAGCGCCTTCCATTGCCCGTCTTTGCGCGGCATCCAATTGATGCCCGGCGCGTTCGTAATCTTGGGTGGCTTGCGGTTCATGACGATCTCCGTTTTGGGTCGTCGATTTTAAGCCCATTGTGCGCGTCAAGCCATTTCTGGATAGCTGGCAGGTAGCGCCTATCCCCCCAAAAAGGCTGTTTCCGGGGGAAACCTAGCCGTGGATTATGGTCAAGGTGCTGGATCGCCCGGCGCGCAATGTCGGCAGGCAGGCCCAGGTACTCGATCAATTCCTGATCGGTGACATAGACGCCCATGCCCGCCTTTGCGCGGTGCCGGCGCTCAGTCTTGCGGGTCATGGTCGGTGTGTCAGTCATAGGTGCTCTTGGGGAATTAGCGCGGAAACTGCCGGATCAGCAGATCGTCGGGAATCGGCTTCTTTCCGGTCATCTGCTTCATAAAGAATGCGATGCCTTCGTCCTTGCAGTCGTCACGAAGGTCCCGCGCCCATTGTGGGTCCATCAGGCGCGCGCCATGGCCGCTCTCGCCGCCGCAGATGATCCAGTCCGGCGTTGGGCCGGACTGGATACGCAACGGTCCTATTGCCGGCTCATAGCTGATGAACTTCACGTTGCTGTTCTGGACCGCCAGCAGCTTTGGCCAGTCGCGGTCGTATTCTTCCTGAGAACCGCAGGTGATTCCGAGCCATACGTTGCCCGGCACGTCGTCATCGGGCCAAGGGGCGTACTTGTCCCAATTGCCGATGCGCTTCGTGAGCAGGAGCCAGTCGAGTTGAGGTGTCGCTTCGATCAGGTTTGCCAGATCGTCGCGCCAGTCCATATCGACCTGATTGTCCAGCCAGTCAGCCAAGGACGCACAAAACACGCGGGCGCGGGTTCCGGCCTTCGCCGCCGCGCGATTCCACGCGTGCGGCTTCTTCCAGTTTTCCGCCGATGTCCGCCTGCGTTCCGCGTGTGGCCCCCACTCCACCAGACCAGACCGTTTGGCCCAGCCCTCAGCGTAACAACGGTCGCACGCCGGGCTGACCTTCGCGCACCCGACCCACGGGTTGAAGGTGTGGTGCGTCCATTCGATTTTGCTGTTTTCTGCCATGGGGGTCTTCTGCCTTAACGGCGGTTTTCGTCAGTTCCGGAAGCTATCTGCTCTTCGGTGGGATCAGGGACATGTTCATCGCCGCGAAGAAAGCGACGGTCCTGCGTAGCGGCAGCCACCGCATCGACAATCCAGTCAGCCCAAAATTCCACGGCGCTTCTGTGTGTCATCGCTGATTTCCCATTAGCGTCTAAGTTCGAAAAGCAACTTCGGCTCGGTCGGATGCTTGTCGGTGCG